TACAGGAACTAATGGTGCAGCAAATGACGAAACTGTAGAAACGTGGCAAGCCGCAGAAGTAAAAACTGGATTAACAATATCAAATGTAAAAATAACAGGTGGATCAACCAAGCCAAAATTTTATTCAAACATATCGAGGACTCAGTATTTTAATAATCAAAACTCTATAGAGTTTGACGGCAACGACACCGCTACTATAGAGGGGGTGCAGAGTTCTAATCTGTTAAGTGGAAATACAGAAGAGTTTGATTTTTTCTATGTTGTTTTTCCTAATTCTTTTCGGTCAGGAAGGCAATTCAAGAACGATGGAATTCGTAATAATAGCAATTATGTTTTTTCTAAATTTTCAAATGGAGGCTATACAGTTCATCAGGGAATCTATATTAAAGGTAGGAATAATAGAGTTGGGAATATACAAGAATCAACTGGCATGCCATGTGATGCTAGTAGCCCTTTGACATCTTTAACAGTTAAAACTGAAGTTGAAACTTTACCTAGTTATGCTTTTGTTTACAATGTCACTGCTAAAAAAAGCGGCTCTAGTTTTCTGTATTCTGTATATATTGATAACGAACCTTTAATTAAAAATAAAAATGTTACATTGTCGAATTTAACTTTTGATATAAATCCCATTCTTGGGGCATACGGTGGCCAAAAAACAAGTTTTAACATTTCGGATATAGTTATGTATAACAAACAGTTACTTCCAAGAGAAAGAGACTCCGTGTATTTAACTTTATCGCAAAGAGCTCGTAAACCTTTGCAGATTATCATTAGCACATCAATAGATGCTAATACTCAAAACAACACTGTAGAGGATAACTCAGGGTTTGCTGGATACATTAAAACAACTAGCTAATAATTATGTCAACACAATCATTCAATTCTTCTTTATTAGACCTTTTACCTGACACTATCATTGAGTTATATGAGATAGATTTAGGAGAGCAAGATGGAATTTTTCGATTTCATCCCGGCACTATATCCTCTTCTAATATAGTTTTTGATGGCAGAACCTATATTTCTATTCCAGTAGATGCTGTAGGATTCGAGAAAAAAGGCGATGGTAAAATGCCTAGACCGACTTTGACTGTGGCGAACTTGGAAGGCTTAATGAGTGACGCCATAAAAACAAGATCTGATCTGGTTGGGCATATGTTCACTAGAAAAAGAACTTTTTTAAAATATTTAGATTCAGTAAACTTTCCTAATAGTTTTAATCCTTTTGCCATACCTGATCCTGAAGCTAGATTCAGTGATGATAGGTTTTTAATAAATAAAAAATCGCAAGAAAACAAGTTTTTTGTTGAATTTGAGCTTATTTCTCCCCTTGAATATGAGGGGGCTAAATTACCCGCAAGAATAATGGTTGCTAATTATTGCCCTTGGGTTTACAGGGGGGAAGGGTGTTTGTATGGTCAAGATGCCAAATTTGAACAAACGGTAAAGAATAAAAAAGATACAAACATTTTTACAGATGGAGTTTTGTCTATTGGTAACCTTGGCGTTCCAGTAGCAGATGAAGATAATAAAATATTTTGGGACAAAGATGGCTACGATATTGATTTACCTAACAATGCTTACAAAGGAGATTATGATAAAACTACAACTTACGATAGAGGGCATATAGTCAGAATAAAATCTTATTTTAATGTTTCTAGTAAAATAGGTCAATCTGGGGAGCAAGAAAACGACGACTGTTTAAGTAATCATTTTTATGTTTGTATTAAAGATTCTACTATAGGCAAAGACCCTCAATTTGAGAAAGAAAATTGGGTTGCGGATAAGTGTTCGAAAAATTTAACTGGGTGCAAAATAAGATTTAAGCATTACTCTAAAGACTATAAGAAAGGGTTACCATTTGGAGGATTTCCATCAATCGAGTCTTACAAGTTTTAATTTGTTTTTTAAAAAAATACAAATGCACTGTTCGAATCGTGACTATGAATGTTGCGGCATAGCCACAGATAAAAATCTGCATTTTCTTGAAAATATTCACAATAATAAAAGATTTTTTTTTCAAATATCTCCCGAGAGCTATTTCGATATAATAAGAGAGGAGAGTGTATCTTTTATATGGCATTCTCATGTTTTTGGCTCAGCTTCTCCCAGTAGTGAAGATTTAGATTATGCGAAAGAGCATCGCCATTTTTCTTTAATTTATTCAGTTGTTGATGATAATTTTTGTTTTTTTGACCCCTATTCTTTTAAACAAGTTTATTTTTGCATTTGAAAGTGTATAATATACTAATGACAAATGTTATTATACATGGCAGGTTTGGAGAAGTGGTGGGTAAACACCATAATTTTGCTTGCTCAAAATTATCTGAAGTTTTTAGAGCTATAGAATCTAACACTGGAATGCTTAGAAAATACACCTCTTTAAACAGGAAGCGCAAAATGAGCATCTTTGTGGATGGTAAAATGACATCAGATAAAAATTTTGACCTAGTTAATGTTAAAAATAGTGAAGTAGTTATTCTTCCCATACTAATGGGTGCGATAGGAGTTACTATTATGACTGCGATTACAACAGCTGCGACACTATCAGTTAAGGCTAAAATTGCTGCTGTGATCATCAATATTGCTTTTGCTGTAGGAATGAGTCTCCTTATGAGTAAACTGCTCGCGCCGGATGATCCTGATACAGCTTCAACATCTTCTTACATTTTTAATCAGGCAGAGAATGCCGCCAAACAGGGTTCCCCTGTTCCTGTTGGTTATGGTAGGTTTAAGGTGGGTAGCACTATTTTATCTGTGAGTCTGATAAATGTGGATAAAAGTCTCACTTTAGAAAATAATTTTTATGAAACTTTATTTTCTGGCAGCACAAAAACAATAGAAAAAGAACAAATAGATATCGCATCTTCGTCAATAGCAAAATTTAATTAATATGAGTCATTCAGTAAGTCTAGATCAGTACCGTAATAATTGGGGGAGCTTAAACGCAAAAACAGTTTGTCCTTCTGCTGAGCTTGTAAATGCAGAAGATACCCCTTATACTTTGAATGAGGACAGCACTGAAAAATTTACAAATAAGCGAATCACAAGATTTAATAAGGTAGCAAGAGACGAAAAAAATAAAAAAGAATCAACATCATTCTATCAAGTCGTTGATATTTTATCTGAAGGTGAAGTAGCTGGCCTTTGCGATAACAACGGTGATTTAATTTTATTATCTAATGATATAAATAAAAATAGTGATTATTTCAAAGGTTTATATTTTGATGGTAATGCTGTAAAAAATACAAAAACAAATACCTATAATTATAGAACTGTTTTTTCTGAAATTAGACTAGGAACCGAAAAACAAAAAGCTTTATCAGATTTAAATAAAGGACTTTCTTTTGCTAAGGCGAGTCAAACCTTTAACTACGGCGTAGCTTTATTTGCAAACCCTCATACAGCAACATTAAGTAATGTTAGTATTAACGGTGTAAATTTTGTAGCCCAAGCAGAGCAGAACACAGACTACTGTTATGATTATGATACGGTAATTAGCAGCAAGACAAAACCTAGTTTTGCATACTCAGAATTCCCTTTTGTGCATACAGTTATAAATCATAATGTAGATGAATTAGTTTTGAATATGGGTTTTACTGGCCAATATAACGCAAATAGCGGCGCTTACACTGTAAATACTTCATTTGTTATTGAAGTTGGTTACGAGGGAGACTCTATATCTTTAGATGAAGGAGGCTCTATAGGTTACTTATCTTGTTTTATAAGAGGTTTTGCTTCGTCAGAATACATACGTAGTTACCATATACCCCTTCCACCCTCAGAAGGTACAAAAAAAAGATATATAAAAATTGCAAGAGTAGATAAGGATTTTAAGCCATCATTTACAAAAGCTAATAAATCTTTATCTGTAAGTTCGTTAGTCGAAAATATAAAAGAAAAATTAAGGTACCCTAACAGCTCAATTATAGGTAATATTTTTGATGCTTCTGCTTTCGCTCAAATACCTAAAAGATCTTTTGATTTAAAATTATTAAAGATAAATGTGCCTTCTAATTATGACGCTGAAGCAAAGGCGTATGAAGGGAATTGGAATGGAACTTTTGCTTTAAATAAAAAATGGACAGATAACCCAGCTTGGATTCTTTATGATATAATGACAAGTAACAGGTATGGATTAGGTAAATACGCGTTTCAACAATCTATGTTGGATAAGTGGAATTTATATTCTATATCTAAATATTGCGACGAATTAATTCCCACTGGAAACACGGGGCTGTACCCGTTTGATGCATTTTTAGTAGATAAAGGTTCAAGTATTTTTAAAATAACAATAAACAATGACTCGACAGATTTACGATCTAAATTTGAATTAGGTTCTGAAATTTGTTTTATGGAGTTAAAAGATGGAAATAATGATATAGATTATAACTACAAAGGTATAATAAAAAAAATAAATATTGATGGTTCAGTTTTTAAATTTGAAATAATAAAAGATTTTGGAGTTGAAGATGTTTTTTTGAATTATCCAGATTTAAAAAAACACTTTTTATTTAACCGCTCAGACGACAGTGTTGAATCTATAAGTGCAAAAGATTTTATAAAAAAAATTATTATAGATGATAATGCTCAATCTTATCTTAACTCTGACGAAGCTAGGTCGTTTGAAGATAAATATAATAAATCTTATTCTTTAAAAGATGTTACTTCAGGTTACATCGTTAGACAGTATTTGGGGGAGTTACCTATCTTAGAGTCAAGATTCACTTGCAATGTTGTTTTTAATAATAGGGATGAAGCTTTAAATACTATAAATAATATAGCAGCAATATTTAGAGGTATGACTTATTGGAGCGAAGGGTTACTTTTTCCTTCTATAGATAAACCTAAAGATGCAGTTTTAATGTTTAATAATTCGAACGTTTCATCAGGAACGTTTGCTTACACGGGTAGCGCAAAAACATCAAGAACTTCCAGTGTGGTCGTGAGGTATAATGATGCTAATGATAATTTTAAAGTTAAAGTCGCTTATGCTGAAGATTTTCCGGCATTGAGGCAATTTGGGTATAATGAACAAGAGGTTGTTGCTATAGGCACTACATCTACAAGCCAAGCAAAAAGAATCGCTAAATGGATTTTATATACAAATCAAACTGAAACGGATGTAGTTCAATTCTCGACTGGACAAGAGGGTGGGTTTTTATTGCCGGGAGATATTATACTTATACAAGATAATTTTAAAACTGTTAAAAGGTATGGCGGTAGAATAATAGATATTAATTTTAGAGATAAAGCTGTCACACTTGACAAAGGAGTAAGCGAAAACATTGTGGGTCAAAAAATTTATTTCATGGTTCCAAAAGCGAATAAGTCTTCTAAAGATTTATCAAATTTAGCAAAAGAACGTGAAGATACTTCTAGCGACGGAGTCACTGACCAAGAGATTGATAACCAAAGAACGCCTCAAATAAAATATTTTACAGTAAGTTCTGTTTCTGAAAATAATATTGTGACTATTAGTGAAACTGACGACACCGATTTCAATTTGATTACTAGAGGTACGATTTGGTCTGCCGACAATAATAATTCTGGTTACAACATTAAAGGTGTCAAATATCGTGTCTTATCTACAGAAGAAAAAGCTTTGAATGAATTTCAGGTTACAGCAATGATGTACAATGAAACCAAATTCAATTCTTTAGAGAGGGGTAAAACCCTAGAAAAAACCCAACAATCAAGCAATTTAAGTTTTAGTATAGGGGGTTATCCTAGTGTTACTAATGCGGTTCCAAATGATGACGGGCTTCTTGAAGCAAATATAAATGATCAAATATATGACGCATATTATACTAAAGAAAGAAGTGATAATGATTACAAATATGAAGGTAGTTTTTCATTTGACTCACTACCACAAGAAATAAGAGGGTATATAGTAGATTTTTCTGTTTTAGGTAAAAACCTAAGATTTTGTTTGGATGGTAGGGATAACACATCTTTTTCTGTTTTTTTAGGAAATAGAGATGATTTGCCGACAAGGATGTCATACCGAGTGTATGTTTATGATAAGGATTTTAAACTGGAGTTATTAACTTAACAATATAATATTTTTTTAAAAAAATGAGTTTTTCAAAGTACATAAGTCAAACACCTCAGGATTTTGGGCAAGCTTTGCAGGTTTCAGGGTTTATTGTGTCCAATGGTTCATCTACAGCCCCTTATACAGAAAATCTACAAAGAGGCTCTAATGATTTATTTACAGGTGGAAGCGGCATTCCTGTCGGCACACTAGTGTCAAGTGGACAATTTCATAGTGATCCTCCTTATATTAGTTGGAATTTATATAATCCTGCACAAAATAAAGTATATAATGATTATGATATACCTGATTTAAATTTCTTTTCCGGGTTTGATATTGTTTTAAGAGATGAAACAGGTTTATTACTTCAAACTTTAGAAACAGGTTATTACGAAAATTATTATGAAGTAGATATAGAAAATTTAAAAACCCAATTTTCTTTAGAAAGTGGTAGAGATGAGAGAAGGTTTAGGTTTGAAGTCGTAGCTAATGATTATTATAATCGGACTCATACTGGAATATTCTTTTTAACGTGTGAAAGGCCTGATGTTACTGGGTTAGATGTTAGCATAGGAAAAAGTATAAAATTTCAACCTAAATTTTCTAAAATTTCTGGTATTGATTCTTTAATCCTTTGTGCTGGCACTGGTTCAGGGTTTGATGTTCTTTCAACAGGCGCAGAAAACTCAGCTGTTGCTTACCAAGATATAAATGTTAAAGGGCGAACTTTAGGTAACTTTCAACAAAATTATGATGCAGGAGTCGAGTCTGCATATTATTATGGTTTTTATGCTGTAGACATATATGGTACAGGTTCTGCATACATTTATCCCTCATCGATAAAACCTCTAGAAATAGACCCTTTAAATTATAACATTAAACCTTCTGGATTTAGGGGGAAAGTGGTTGTTGAAAGAGACCCTGTTAATAGAAATATAAACTCATATTATAAAGGAGTTATAAACAAAGATTTTACTTTAGAAAAAGTTAATTATGAAGTTTTTGTTTTTCAAAGTGGTCGCGAAGATTTAGAATCTTCTTTTTCTATAGAGTCTCAATCAATATCGAACGTAAGCTTTTTGGTTCATGGTAGCGGTCAAAACAGAATAGATTATAATTTTTTTACCGGAGACAATTTTAGGGGGCAAGATTACTATTATAGCGGCAATAATTCTGAGCCTATTTTTTCTACATATAACACTACTGGTATACAGTGGAAAGAACACACTATATTACTTGACAATCAGTCTGCTTTACCCGGAGGCTCTTACACTGGTCAGTCTCCAGTAAAAGAAATAGCTATTCCCTCAGGCAATACAAATTCTAATAAAATATATTTAGGAGTACAAATTGACCCAGACGATAAACAGTTTTATTTCTACCCCGGAGGTGGGTATTTTGATTCAGGTATATATACAGGAACTTATGCGGAAAATATAACAGGAGGATATTATACTTATGAAAATTATGGTCCAAGTGGTCCTAGTGGACCGTCTGGGCCTACAGGACCAACAGGCCCTGTGTCTTCTGGGTATGCCGTTTTGCTGGCTGGTGTTACTGGTAGCTTGATGGCTACTAATTTATCAGGTTTCATATCAACTAATTATGAGCCTAATTTTACTTACGATATTTCCGCTGATAGCGATTATTATTTTAAAGTAAGACCTATAGATGCAAATGGTAACAAAGGGACATTTACAGATTTAACTTATGTTAGTAGTGGGGATATTGTTTCGGCTATAAGTGGAGCTGGTTATTCAACGGGATTATTTAATGGCGATACTAATAGTGGGTTAGCTTTTTATAATGCTGATTTAGATATTTTAAATATATCTGATAATTTGTTTTCAAGTGGAAGCGGCCTTGGAATTAACGTAAGTGCTCCTGAACATCATTTTCATGTTAGTGGGGATGCTCAAATAAGCGGATATCTATATGATTCGCAAAACACCACAGGTGAAGCAGGGTATGTTTTAGCCTCTGAAGAAGGAGGGCCTCAATGGAAGCAGATCGAAGATGTATTGTCTGGTGTGGGAGGCTCTGGTGCCACTAATTATGTAGCTCGCTGGGCCGATGAAGATACTTTAACTACAGGGGTATTGGTTGATAATGGAACTAATGTTGGCATAAATGTACCTAGCCCTAATTATCCGCTTGAGATATCTTCTTCTAGTAACGCTACTGTAAGAATTGAGGACACTACAAATAACAGTAGGTTAGATTTAAGAGCCGAAGACTCTGCAGTTTTAATTAGATCAACTTCTAATTTTCCGATGAGGTTTGATGTTAATCAAACTGAAAGGATGAGGATAGACACCGCAGGCAATGTTGGTATAAATACAACAAGCCCTACTTCTAAATTGCAAATAGTCGGCTCCACTTCTGGAGGTTCAGTGCTCAAAGTTGATGGAACAAATGGAACTTTGTTTGAGGTCGTTGACGATCTTAGTGACTCATTAATGTCTGTCAACGATGCTGCTGGGTTACCTGTATTTGAGGTATTTGCTGATAGCCATATTGTAGCAGGACGTTATAATCAAAACGATTTCTATTTAAACACCAATGGAAATTTAGGCTTAGGCACTTCATCTCCGATCACCAAACTGAATATAAAAGGTGATCAATCTGCGGATGGCCAATTATATATAGAACCTAAAAATGACGGAGAATACGCAGGACTTGTAATCAAAACCACAAGAGGGGCAGATCGAGCATATGCTATATTTGCAGGGGGCACTGGAACAGACGATCTTAACTTTAGATTCAGAGATGCTTCTGCAGGCGCAGATAGAATGGTTATTGATTCTTCTGGTAATGTTGGTGTGGGTACGACGAGTCCTGCTGCTAAATTAGATGTAGCAGGTGATGCTTGTATCAATAGTGTGAGAGTAGGGAGAGGTAGATGTAATGTATCAAATAATACTGCAGTAGGTACTGATGCGTTAAATTCCGCAACAGGAGAATGTAATACAGGTCTGGGTTATCAAGCTTTAATTAACAATACTACAGGATGTAGAAACACAGCTGTTGGTTATCACTCATCATATTGCAATCTAACTTCCCAAGGTAACACTTCTGTTGGGCTTCAGAGTTTATACTATAATACTTCAGGTTGTTATAATGCTGCAGTTGGTATGTATGCATTACACAAAAATACTGCTTCGAGTAATACTGCTATGGGTTATGCAGCACTCATATGTAATACTACCACCGGCGGAAATGCAGCTTTTGGTAATAGTGCTCTTTATTATAATACAGCAAGTAATAACACAGGTCTAGGATATCAAGCAGGTTATTCTAATACAACAGGAGCAGATAATACAGCTGTTGGTTCACAATCATTAAGAAACAACACAACAGGTGCAAATAATACCGCAGTTGGTAGATGTACACTATATAGTAATTTATCTGGTGCCTGTAATGTAGCAGTTGGTAACGCAGCACTACGCAGTAACACAACAGGTGTTCAAAATTCAGCGGTTGGTTGGAATGCGCTTTGCTCCAATACAACAGGTGTTAGTAACGCTGCATTCGGTGCCTGTTCTCTTAAGCTCAACACAACAGGTACTAAAAATACAGCTCTAGGACCACAAGCTCTCCATACTAACACAACAGGAGCAAATAATACAGCAGTAGGGTATCAGTCTCTCTACTTCAACACAAATGGTAATACTAACACAGCTGTTGGTATGTGCTCTCTCTTTACTAACACATCTGGTTGTAATAATGTCTCTATTGGTTTTCAATCTCTTTTTAACAACACAATCGGTCAATATAATACAGCTGTTGGTCAATGCGCGCTCTTCACTAATACAGCAGGTTCCTGTAATACTGCTATTGGTAATGTTGCTGGATGTAATAATACTGCGAACCAGACCGTCGCTGTAGGATATGCATCATTAAGAACCAATACAGCTTCACATAATGTAGCTGTTGGGGTTTGTGCTTTATATAACAACACGGGCTTTAGGAATACAGCTTTAGGTTTTAATGTATTCAGAGCTACAAATTCTGGTTGTGATAATATAGGCGCTGGTTATGAATCATTAATGTGTAATTCATCAGGTTGTTATAATGCTGCATATGGTTCACAATCTCTATGTAGTAATACAACAGGAGATTGTAATACTGCTCTTGGTTATCGATCATTATATTTTAATACAACCAGTGTAGATAATACAGCAGTTGGTAACTATGCACTATATTGCAATACAGGAAATTATAATACAGCTGTTGGTTCACAATCTCTTCAGTGTAATACAACAGGAGCTAATAACGCCTCGCTTGGTTATCGCGCGCTGCGGCTCAACACAACAGGATCTCAAAACACCGCTATGGGTTTTTGTTCCCTGTATGCAAATGTTACAGGATCTAATAACACATCATTTGGTTATATGTCTTTGCAGGATAATACTGGTGGTTTTAATACAGCTATTGGTAGATCTTCATTACAAGAAAATACAACAGGGAATAATAACACAGCTGTTGGTTATATGTCTTTGCGAGATAATACAGTTGGTAGATACAATACAGCTATTGGTGACAGTGGGTTAAGGGATAATACCTCTGGAGAGAGAAACACAGCTGTTGGTTTAGGTGCCATGTTATTAAATGAAAGTGGTTGTTGTAATACTGCTATTGGTATGTATGCTGCATACTATGGTACTACAGCATGTTATAACACAGCTATTGGTTATACTTCTCTCTTTTGTATTACAACAGGTAATGAGAATACTGCTACAGGCATGTGTTCTCTTAGAAAAACTAATACAGGTAGTGGGAATGTTGCTACTGGTTATAGAGCATTAACATGCAACACAGAAGGTATTAATAATACTGCTATTGGTAGATGCGCTGGTTGTAATATCACTACTGGGTCATGTAATATATTCATTGGAGCACTTACAGAGGGTGGCTCTGTTTCTGATTCAAATGCAATAGCTATTGGTTATGATGTAAATACATGCGGTTCAAATACAATTAATATTGGTAATAGTCTTAATACTAAAACAATATTTGAGTATGGTGATGTTGGTATAGGTACAACTAATCCATCCCGATCCTTAGAGGTTTATAGGTCAGGAACTGCCACATTTGGTTTGACTGCAGCTTCGTCTGGAATAGCATCTGGAATTTTTAAAGGTCGCAGTAGCTGTACAATTATCGCTACAGGACCAGCCCAAGGTGGGAGTAATTTAACATTATATAATCTCGATACTACAGACGGTAACTTCAATGGTGTTGGTTTTTATAATTCAAACTCATTGATTACGTCTGGTATACTCGGTGTTAATGTCTCTCATTCCTCAAGGCATGGGGCGTTAGCATTTCAGACTCATAACGGCGCTTCATTATATGAGCGAATGCGTATTGATAAGAATGGTCATATTGGTATAGGTGCAACTGCTCCTACTAGCCTACTGCATGTAAAAGGTTCTACTGGAAGCACTTTTATCTCAGTTCAAGATTCTCGCAGTAATACAGGTGACGTTGCAGGGGTTAGATTTAGCACTTCCGCAAATGCAACGGTTAATTTTAAATCTTTCATATCTCATATAGAAACTGGAACGAATGGGCAAGGTGATTTAATTTTTGCCGTCAACAATAGTAACACGGCAGTAGATGCAACCGTTAGCGATGAACGCATGCGTATTAAGCAAAGCGGGAAAATAAGACTTAACGAATATGGAGTGGGTGGCTTTACCTCAGGCACAGTTACATACCGATTAGCGGTAAATGCGTCAGGAGATGTAATGGAGATCCCAATCGGTGATGGTCCCGTTGATGGATCAGGCGCTGCTAATAAAGTAACATATTGGACAGACACTGACACAATTTCTTATAACAATAATTTTCATTGGGATAATACTAATGGTAATTTAGGGGTAGGAACTGCAGCCCCCTCTTCAACCCTTCATGTTTCAGACTCAACCTCAGGCTCTTCAGTATTAAAAGTTGACGGCACAAGCGGAACTATTTTCGAGGTTACTGATGATCTAAGTAGCAGTTTAATGTCGGTGAATACAATCGCGGGTTTACCTGTATTTGAGGTATTTGCTGATAATCATATAGTCGCAGGTAGGTATAATCAGAATGATTTTTATTTAAATACTAACGGTAATCTTGGTATAGGTACAGGTAGTCCTACCCAAAAATTACAAGTTGGTGGAACAACAATAGAAGATACTGCTATAAAAATTGATTCTGCTGCAAATGCCAATGCCAATAAATCATGGTTGATAAATGCCACTCAAGCAGATGCTCTTTTACGGATTGGATCTGAAAATAACCCTACTTCTTTAGTTATTAAAGGTAGTGATGGTAATGTTGGTATAGGAACAACAAGTCCAAATCAGGATTTAGAAGTTGCCACCAGTACAGACTCAACAATACGTATAACAAGCACCAACACTAATATTAGTGATGATGCAAGAGCAGGAACACTACAGTATTATAGCTCAGATACAAATTCTAATACTGTTGTAGGGGAAATAGTATCTCGCACTCCTGTAAGCAATTTTGGTAATGTATTTGATATGGCATTTTCAACATATAAGATTAATGAAGGTGCTTTATCTGAAAAAATGCGTATTACTGGTGCAGGTAATGTTGGTATAGGTACTACAAGTCCAACTGCTGCATTACATGTAAAAGAAATAGATACTGATGAAGACGCAATATTAAAAATAAGTCCAAATAACGGAAGCTACGATCCTGTTTTACAATTTACTCCTCAAGACGGTACTTTGGATAACGAGGGGTTTGAAATTTGGTATGATAATACTGTTGGTGATGCACATCTTCATACAATTTACAATAATGACGCAGCAGCAATTCGTTTTCATACCCGTACAGGCGCAAGTAAATCTACTTCTAATGAAAGGCTTACTATTGCAGGAGATGGTAAGGTTGGTATAGGTACAACAACTCCGGCTTACGGTTTAGACATAAGAAACTCAACAACATCTCAAACCGGAGCTTTATATGTTCAGGCAGCCTTAAACAGTAGTGGTAAAGGGTTAGTAATCAACTCTAATACTAGGACTGTTGCAGATAATGCTGAACACCTTTTGCAGATAATTGACAGAAGTAATTCAAACTCACTAGTTACAACAGTAGAGGGTGTCACATTGGCTAAACTGAGCACAAGATTGAATACCCTATCCCCTTTACAAGTAAACAGTCAAATCGCATTAGGCGGCTCATTATATACATTTAGTACTGTTCAGGGTGGTGCAGATTTAACATTAACTTCAAACGCAAATCCAGCTAACATTGGTGTTCTGAGTAATATTAAATTTAAATTGGGTAGTTCAGGTGGAGGAGGGCCAAATGAAAGAATGCGAATCCAGTCCGATGGTAGTATTGGGGTTTGGAATACAACAGATATTGAGAATTGGGCAGGAAGCGCATACAGAGCTATTGAATTCCCAAGAGCTTCATTGATGTATCATACAGAGACATCAACCGATTTATACATTAATTCAAATGCGTATTACGATGGTGCGTGGAAATACAAATCAACAGCAGCCGCATCACAATTTGTTTTAGGGTCTTCAGGAGACGCTCTTATAAGAACTATCGCTAGTGGAACTATTGATACAGGTATCACATGGACGACGCCGTTTATAGT